CACCATAGCCGAGAGAATCAGTAATTTCACTCCGTATCCTGGCTACCAGTTCTTCTTCAGTAATCTTTGCCATTAAATAATTCCATAGTTCCTATATTCGACATCTTGTGTCCATGTGGGGTCTTTGCCAGCAACTGAATGTCTCTGAGATTGGAAGGCATACCTTGTTGCGCTCATTAGGTCATCCCTGAAAGGAACCACCTTATTCTGTTTCCTATGGTACATCCTGAATTCCTCGAACCAGTCACCAAGAGTAGAGAATACCTTGAATTTACCCTTCTCCATAGCCTGTAATAGTGCCATTATCCCCTCTTCTACACTATTTGAACCCTTATTACTGCCTAATGCAGGTGGATTAGTAAAGTGTTCAAGGAGAAAGTTACAACCTAAGTTCCTATATTGGTCGGCAAGTCCTGGATTTCCCATCGAATCTCGTCTATTTCCGTCATGTGGGTAGACAATTGGAATGAAGTGAGGTCTTCCCCTGATTACCTCTGAATGTACCGCAGGACTGGCCTTAGATGCCCTATAACAGTCATAAACATAGAACATTTCCTCTTCTGTATCCATCGCACACCACACCACAGCAGTAGGATGATCCCATCCGAAGTCTATTGCTGCTATTCTGGGCCAATGATCCTCCAAATATAGGGGATCAATCATGATTTTCTCCTCACTTAGAGGGAAAATGAGGCCAGAACCAATAGATGGTCTGCCATTCTTACGCATTTCTCTCTCGTGTGGGCTATATGAGGAGAGAATCTGTTCCATTACCACCTCATTTAGATGGCCTTTCTCCCCATTCTTAGAGGAAATCTTCTCAGATGCGTCATCCCATGTCGCATTTACCAATGATTGACCACTCTGGAGGTTGTTCATAAAGGATGCGACTGTCTCTGTCATCCCTGCTTCTGGGGTAAAGGTCATATAAACCATCCCCCTCCTGTCCAGGGTTCTGGTTACAGCCTGAGAATAGATATCTCTAGATGGTTCCTCGTCCAACCAGATACAATCTACACTACGACCCTGCCATTTCTCTACACCCATCTCGTAGGCTTTGAAAAATAAAGATGAGTTCCCACCGGAAACGTGGTGAATAAGGGCCACGCTCTTTGCGTTTGGAACACCAGGCTTCCTTTCGGTCTTTATTATTAGGTTTTTCGGTACAGTACCGGAACCAAAAGCGTCTGGGTCGTCGGGGGAACCCAGTAATTCAAACTGAACAATATCCCTTGTAGTCTCGTTTGAGACACCACCAGCCCATGCTATGATAGGCTGCTTGAATACTCTTCCTTCCCACCAATCTGGATACAAACCAGTAAGATGGTAGGACAATTCCATGCTCCCACAATAACTCTTACCTATACGGTTAGCCGCCATCAGAAGCCTCTGGTTGGCCTCTGAGCCTGTTTTGTGGAACTTTAGCTGGTAGGGGTAAGGGTCGTAAGAATCGATCCTAGAATAGCGTTCACGCTGTCTCTGCTCCCGCAGGAGTTCTAATGCCCTAGTGTTTGAGGAGTGCGTCGAGTTCCCGTTGGATTTCTTCATTCGACATTTGTTCTATGTTAGTTTGCTCGATTCTCTCTACAGGTTTCAACCCTGCTCTATCCAGTAAATCCTTGATTGCGCCAAGACGAACGCTCTCGCTCTCTGCCTTCTCTGCCAGTTCAGATAGAAAGTGTAGGCTTGAGGGTATCTTATCTGCAAGAACCTTTTGAGTCTGGTCATTGATCTGTTCCCTTAAAATATTTTTAAGTTCATATCCCTTCTGCTTGGCTGTCTTCTCAGAGTATCCTGCCTCTATAGCAGACTGAGTAGCATTGCCAGTTATGGAATAGTGTTCAATAAATTTATCTTGTCGTTCTGTCATCATCTTCCGCCAGGTCTTCTCGGCGCTTTGCTTACTCTGCGAACTTTTGGCTTTCCACCTTTCCTTCTTGTAACAGGAGTTTTTGACTTTGGTTTTGGCGGAGTATATTTAACTCTCCTCGGTGCTGGCTTTGGTTTAGGAGGAGTATATTTAACTCTTCTAGGCGCTGGTTTAGCTAATGCTTTTTGAACAGCAGTTTGCTTAACTCTTCTTGGTTTAGGCTTTGCTTTGGTTGCCTTTTTCTTAACTACTTTTGGCGCACGCTGGCTTGGCTGACGTTGTTCTACCTTTCTTGGTGGGGTAAACTCTTCAAATTGCTCTACATATGGAGTCGGTGCTGCTGCTGGAGGAGGAACAAATATATCAGGAATTACTGGAGCCGGTGGAGTCCAAGGAGTTCTTGGTATATCTGCAAAGGTTTCTACAGGTGTTGGAGAGAGAAGATTCTCCATCAATTGCGTGGGAGCCGGTGGCCCACCACGGGGGCCAATATACTTTTCTGCAACCCTAGGATCATCCTTAATCAATCCACGGAGAGCCTCAAGATTAGCAGGGCCGCTAGGCGCTACAGGAGGGGGAGTATATGTTACAGAAGGAGATAAAGCAGCCATACTCCTTTCATTGACACGAAAGTCTGGCGGTATGCTTGCTTGAGGATTCCACTCAGGCACTTCAGGTATAACAGGTACACCACCTTGCCTAAGTTGTATTTCTTCTGCATCATTCCTCATCTTGAATAACTGTTGAGGCGTTAATGGGCCAGACTCTGGAACGATACCCTGCTCCTCAGAAATCTTACTAGGCCACATCATTCCTAGTGGAAGACCTAATCCCCATGCTGCTGCTGGTGCTGCCCCAGATAATAAGCCACCTAATCCAGCAAAAAGGCCACCACCTCCACCTGTGGGTCTTGGTACATCTACCTTCAAAGGATTCTTCAAAGCCCTTATCATCCTTTCTGTAGTAGGGGTAGTGTTTGTTGGAGGGAATGGACTTCTTATTGTACCTGCTGCTAAACCAGCGGTTCCAGCATCTGATGGATTCATGCGATTAAAAAGTCCAGCACCAACACCTCTTAAATTATTCCAAGCAGCTTCTGCTCCCCTTGAAATTCCACTTCCTATTCCACTAATTCCTTGATCCCTTACATCCCTGAATACTTCCTGCCCTATCTGATAAGGATAAGCCAAGCCAGCAGCCAAAGGTAGATTAAAACCAGTATCAATTAGATTTTCCCCTTTAAGGTAATCAGCCATTGATCCAGTTATCTCCCCTCTATTTGCCTGATTCTCAACACCTTGAGAAAAATCAAAGTGTTCAGGGGAAGCCTGTAATCCTAATTGGCCCAATAGACCACTAAACATACCATTGCCAGCATCAGGCATTCTGAATGCAGGTGACGGAGCAGATGGGGGAAGTGCTGGCATGATTATTTCTCGTATGGTGCTTTCATTCTTGTATACCCTAGTGGGTCAAGAACTCTTTGTACTATGCTTACGTCGTCTTTCTTTTTAGGTTTAGGTGGTTTTAATGTATCTACTATTTGATCTTTTAGTTCTTTCAACTTTCCTAATGTTTCGACACTTTCATCATATATTAGACTATTATACTCTATTCTAACTTCAAGGGGGCTTAATCTTTTAATTCGAGTAGAGACTTCTTTTATTTCCTCATCTATGAGTTTAATTAATAATTGTGGGTCTGTCCTCTCAAGATAGCTTAACCTACCAAGAACAGAATTTAATTCTCCACTAACACCAACAACTCCATCTGCATGAGAATATAAAGCCTGCTGCTCATCAAAAATCATCTGCGCTCTCGCACTATCCAGAGCATCATCATCTGCTAAATGCGCTTGATACATTTCAGAATACTCTTTGGATATGGTATCAGCATCAAGATTATCAATCCACTTATGGGAATCTATATATGCTCGATGGATAACTCCTTCTGTTGCTTCACCATATCCATACGTTCCAGTATCATCAAAAACCTGACCAGTAGCAGATTCACCATATTGCGGATCAAACGCATCTGTTCCTAAATGCTCATCCATTATTTCAAGAGAATCTAAATCATCATATAGAGAATCACCACTTCTTGCTACAAGATCACCTTGAACTTCATCTGCTCTTGCTTTGACATTCTTTAAAGAGCCAAGCCATGTTCTTGATACATTATTAAAGTAATCACTTACTTTATATAAAGCATCTTCAATACCAAGACCACGAACGTCATTACTTATAGTTGCTGCAAGACCTTCAATAGCACCAGTGGTTTTAGTTAATGCTTTCTTTGCTAAAGGTATACCTAATCCTGTCAAGGCTCCTACAGTAGCGGAGGTTTTAAGGAACTGTCTCCTAGAGGGGTCAAACTCTGGGATGAACCTTTTTGCTGCTGCCCTTCCCAGGGATGGTGCCACACCTAATCCTGGGGTAAAGGGAACACCAGAGAAGGCATACTCCATCTTGGTTGGCTCTTCCCTTGGCCTCATAGACTTCACAAGAGGAGTAGACAGAAGACCTGTCCAGAAGTTTATATCCAGTGGCCCAGCATCAGGCTTAGTCATTAAAGGCTCTAGGAGCGATCCTACGGCCTCTGTGTAGCGATTTGAGTAAGTGGGTCTTACCTCATGATAAGGCTCCATACCGAATAAAGGATTATCCTGTAGAAACTGTTTCTTTCTTCTATCCTCTTCTCCAATAGCTAAGAGTTCATCGACAACAGCCATGACTAGCCTTTCTTTTTCCTCTTTTTCGCCATAGCTGCTCTATGCTCCTTCTCAGCCTTCTTCCTCTTAGGAGTTCCTTTCTTATATTGTTTATAATGATATGGCATATTAGATATCTCTTATGTTACTTGAAAACTCCCTTTGGTGAGTGGGGAGAATATATATATATATACAAATTTACAAGGGGGTGCCCCCCTCAATACTGCCCCCCCTGCGCCCTCGTTCCTCGGTCGCCACGGCTCCCGATACAACGGGTTCGCCTACTGCGCTCGGAACACATCGCGCCCAACAGCAGAACAACAGGAATTCGCTGCGCTCATCCGAACAGCACCAACAGCAGAACGAAAGCGATACGACCAGGGTGTGAGTG